GCAGCAGAGGACACTGATGAACAGATCGTTCAACTGCTTGTTAGAGATGAGGACTTCATGATCAATCAACAAGGATGGAGCCTAGATATCAATGAGGCCATTCGTATAGTCAAGGAGTTACGTGCCTATGAAACTGAATAAACCGTTGATGCATGTTAGATTGGATCAATTAGGATTCTTCTACTGGGATCCAAAGATAGATCCAAGAGAACCTGAATATGTTGGAGACCCCACAGGGTCTCTTTTTTTTGTAGCATCAAATACCAAACGAGAAATTAGTCTGTAACAATAACTACAGAAATGTTCGTACTGATACATTATAATCTATATAAGTTAATCTCTGTATTACTAAAATGGAAATTTTTCTTATTGCGGCCTTCATAAGTTGTGCTGCATTTGGTGCATATAAGATGACACCCAAGTAATATTGTGATATAATTGTTCTTTATCGAGGTATAATTTATGACAGTTTCCTCTAGACGGCAACGTCTTCAAGAGGCCAGTCTGTTAGAAGGACCAATGATTCTTCTACAAAATATTCGTGGGTTCAGATCACATCGCAATCTAGTTTGGTTAGCGTGTGTTCCCCTTGCTTTAATGGGTTTAGGTTTGTTTGATCTAGCAGCACATGCAAATGAGTTGCCGACAGAACTTAACGCAGCATTCTTAGCAAACAATCTATGGTTACTTGTAGCAACAATCCTAGTCATCTTTATGAATGCAGGATTCGCAATGGTAGAAGCAGGTATGTGTAGGCAAAAGAATGCCGTTAACATCCTGTCTAAAAACTTATTTGTATTTGCTTTAGCAGTAACATCGTATTGGTTTGTCGGATATTCTTTAATGTACGGTGACCCCGTAGCAGCAGGTGCTCTTTATTTCAATGGGTTATTCTTTGACCCCACAGTTTCACCAGAACTAATCAGTGAAGGTGGATTAGTCCCAACAGTTGACTTCCTATTCCAAGCAGCATTTGCTGGAACAGCAGCGACTATTGTATCAGGACTGGTTGCAGAGCGAGTTAAGTTTGGTGAGTTTGTAGTATTTGCTTTAATTCTTACTGGATTCATCTATCCTATAGCAGGTAGTTGGCAGTGGAATGGTGGTTGGTTGAGTGAAGCAGGGTTCATTGACTTTGCTGGTTCTTCAATCGTACACTCGGTAGGTGCATGGGCAGGTGTTGTTGGTGCAGCACTCTTAGGTCCACGTATCGGTAAGTTTGTTAATGGTAAAGCACAAGCAATGCCAGGACATAACATGGCACTTGCTACACTAGGTGCTTTGATTCTTTGGATAGGATGGTATGGATTTAATCCAGGATCTCAATTGGCAATGGATCAATGGGTTCCTTATGTTGCTGTAACAACTACACTCGCTGCCGCTGGAGGTGCTATTGGCGCGACTGCCGTTACAACACTCAAGAATGGTAAACCAGATCTAACTATGATTATCAATGGTATTCTTGCTGGACTCGTTAGTGTTACTGCTGGTTGTGGTAACCTTACTCTTGCAGGTGCATGGTTGGCAGGACTAGTAGGTGGTATCATCGTGGTCTATTCTGTATCAGCACTTGATTCCTTTGGAATTGATGATCCTGTTGGTGCGTTCTCTGTTCATGGTACATGTGGTATCTGGGGAACACTAGTCATAGGATTGTGGGGTTATGATATTCAAGGTACTGGTGCAGGTCTAGGTCTGTTTACTGGTGGTGGTTTGGGACAACTCTGGATTCAAATCGTTGGTGTCCTTGCCTATGCTATCTGGACAGTCGTTACTTGTTACGTTGCTTGGAAGGTTATTGGTGCTGCCTTTGGTGGTATCAGAGTCTCTGAAGCAGACGAGAAGATCGGTCTAGACATTAGTGAACATGGTATCGAAGCATACCCTGACTATGCTATGAGTGGTGCTGGAAAATCAATTGGTTGACACACACTTGACAGTCTGATATAATGGGAGGAGTTAACCCTCCCATTTTTTATGGAAGAAACTTTTATAGTTGGAAAAGTTAAGACTCTTTTCAAACTTGATGAACCTGATAAGGTTTTAATACAGTATGAAGATAGAGTTACTGCTGGTAATGGTAAGAAAGAATTATGGGTAGAGGACAAAGGTAAAGTTTGTTGTGAGATATCTAGGATTCTCTTTGAGAAGATGACAGAAGCAGGAATTCCTAATCATTATATTAGTATGCCTACGCACAGAGCAATGTGTTGCAAGCAAGTAAAGATTATTCCAATAGAAGTTATTGTTAGGAACATAGCAGCAGGATCTATAGTAAGAGAGACAACCATCGAAGAAGGTACTGAGTTTGATTGGCCATTAGTTGAGTTGTATTTAAAGGATGATGCTAAGGATGATCCACTACTAACATCAGATCGTATCATACAGATGGGGTATGACATGGAAGTAGTAGGTGAGATGGAGATCATAGCAAGAGAAGTTAATCTTATACTACAAGGTATCTTTGATAGTATTGATCTAACTCTTGTTGATTTTAAATTAGAGTTCGGTCATGATGGTACAGGTGAACTGATACTGGCAGACGAACTATCACCTGATGGCATGAGATTGTGGAGAGATGGTAAAAGTTTTGACAAAGACTTGTTTAGAAATGAAGAAGGTGATATAGTACAAGCATACAAATACATATTAGAACAACTAAGGAAGAATCCATAATGGAGATAACAGCCTACACAACTAAGGGATGTAAGTATTGTTCTACATTAGAACAATTATTTGATAGAGCTAAGACACCATATAAAAAGGTGTTGGTTGGTGATGATCGAGGATGTGATCTTACAATGTTTGAGTTCACAGGACACCATCCCAATGTAAAAGGGTTTCCTTATGTTACAATAGATGGTAAGGTAATTGGCAGTCTTGTAGAGACAGCCAAGTATTTCATGGATGAAGGTTTAGTATCTGCTCCAAAGAGATGAGTGAACTTAAAATAAATAAAGGCATAGAGCTCATGCTTAGGAGGCCAAAGAAGGAACAAGCTAAACCAACGGGGTTTGGCATCAAGAAAACTATCACCCTCCTAAAAAGAAAAGTCTACTTCAACTTTGAAATTAGGTGGGAAAAAGAAACTTAGTAAGAGGTTGACATGGAATCATCTATTTTGATTTACTTCTCGGCAGCATTGTCCATAACGTTTTTAATAATTGGAGGTTTAGTTGGATGGGTATGGAATGAAAAGACCAATCAGTTTTTATATGTGGCATCACAGGAGGAAGAGTACGTTCACCCCGAAATGCTTGATGAAAATGGTCATTGGATCAATGAACAACTCTTATCAGTACGCTTCGTAGACGCGGAAGATGATGAGGAATAAATAATATAACAGGAATTATACTATAGGTCATGCAACTATTACTTAATGAAGTCTTACAAAAAGTAAGCAATGCGAAAACAAAAGCGCAAAAGATAAAACTCTTACAGCAATTCAATACACCTGCACTGAGAGCGATACTCATTGCAAACTTTGATGAGAGTATTATTTCTATGCTACCACCAGGTGACGTTCCTTTCACTAAGAATGAAGCACCAGAAGAGACGGAACATACCAGACTCAATCATGAGTATCGTAAACTCTATCTCTTCTTTAAGGGTGGTGCTAATATAAGTCAGACCAGACGTGAATCTTTATTCATCCAGTTACTTGAGGGTCTTCATGAGAAAGAAGCAGAGGTGCTATGTCTCGTGAAAGATAGGAAAGTAGGTAAGCGTTGGAAGATTACTCGACAGTGTGTTGAGGAAGCATTTCCAGAAATCACATGGGGGAATAGAAGTTGAGGATACTACAAGAAAAATGTGAAAAGAAGGCCGCAGATGATAAGACATTACCTTACAGTGCGTACTTAGTAGAGTATGAAGTAGACAACGAAGTCTGCTATGACATTGTGCTTGGTGATAAACAATCAGATATCTTTGATCATTACTACGATAAGTATAAGAAGGGATTCAAAAGGTTTATCCAAGCAGAAGGAAGAGTGTCACCTAGACAGTGGAACGATCCAACAGTCGCAACTCCTCCTAAAAAAGTTAAGAAAAGAAAACTACCTAAAGAGGAAGAACAGTAATGGATATCGAGTCAGATCCAAGAGGTCATTGGTGCATATATTATTGCAAGACTGGTGATCAAACTAACTGGAAAGTTATGAGGAGACAGAACAGTGATGGTGTTCTTGTATCTGCAACGACATATGATGAAGTCTTTAAGTTTGTTAAGTACAAGACTGCTTTTGAATTTGCTAGGGGATTAGTTTTTCCTGATGGAAACTTTGATGCTCTGGTCAAGCGAGTTAATAAAGCAAGAGGTACTGCCTTTTACCTTGCAGGATGTTAAATGCTATCAACCAAGTATAGATTAGAACTCACTGACATTTGTTGTCGGATGTTGACAACAGATGGAGTGTCTGTTACACTAGACGAAAGGATATGGATGAATAAACTGTGCGAACATAACTTACACGCACGGGGTCTTGCGTACTCTTTGTTAAAGAAATAATAAATTGTATCAATCACTACACAATTAGTTGCATATATAGTGTGGGTATGCTAACATACCTTTACGTTCAACTCCAGTAATGGAGTCGCAAGTAAGCCGACGTGGAACGGATCGTTCAACCTTTCGGGGTCGCATACGCCGACTGAAGGAACGGGTTAATCACCCTACCTACAGAGGTCAATCTAATGGCAAAAGTCACTTACCGTGGTGTCTCTTACGACACTGAGAACCGTCCAAACAAATCAGTTAACCCTCAAGAACGTGTGGAAACTTATCGTGGAATTCATTTCATGGTAGATGCTGAAGGACATAAGAGAGTTCTCACCGCTGCGTAATCAAATTACAAATTTGATTTCTACAAATCCAGGAAATTTTTTTCCTGGATTTTTTTGTTGCAAAAGTCGAGTGGATGTGTTAGCATATATACTTACACCAGAATCTACTATGCACATGGACGAGAAGCAGACTCTGCATTTAAGAGAGCAGATCCTTAGTCTTTTACTTCATCAATTTGGTAGTACGAATACCAACGATTCAATTTATAAGTGTGCTCAAGAGTGGATAGACAAAGGGCATGTCACATCGAGTGGCATAGTCGCATATTATAAGGCGTATTATGAAGGACAAGAAAGCAGCAAAGAGAATTATAAAGATAGCAAAAAAACATCCTGAACTTTATAGCAAAGAAGAGGTAAAGTATGCTAAAATGGTACGTAAACGTATAAAACGTGAGGAGAAACTAAAAGATGAACGTGAAGCTAGTGAGCGTAACTCCAGACGCAGAGAAGATGATGGGGTACGTAGCAAGGGTGAGCAACCCAAACAACCAAGAGAATCCGAACGTAGCAGGATTGCTAGGGTACTGCATAAAGCACGGTCATTGGTCCGTTTTCGAGCAGGCTCATATGACTTTGGAAATCGAGACCACTCGCGGTCTCGCAGCACAGATCCTAAGACATAGATCATTTACGTTCCAAGAGTTCTCACAAAGGTATGCTGCTACTAACTTGTTAGCAGATGAGATACCCGTACCTGATCTTAGACATCAGGACACAAAGAATAGACAGAACAGTACCGATGACGTACCACCGAACAAGAAACAAGACCTTCAAGAAAAGATTGCAGAGCATTTCGTTGAAGCGATGGATCTCTACAATGAACTCCTCGCTTCAGGTATTGCGAAGGAGTGTGCGAGGTTTATTTTACCGTTAGCAACACCCACAAGGATCTATATGACAGGGAGTGTGCGGTCATGGATTCACTACATAGAACTGAGGTCTGGACACGGAACTCAAAAAGAACACATGGATATCGCTAACGCTTGTCGTATGATATTCAAGGATCAATTCCCTATTACATCTACAGCATTGGAGTTTTAACATGCCAACTTATCCTATAAAAAATAAAGAGACTGGTGAGGAGAAAGAACTCATCATGTCTATGAAAGACTACGATGAGTGGCGCAAAGAGAATCCAGACTGGGATAAAGATTGGTCTAAGGGTGTCTGTGGTTCTGGTGAGGTTGGTGACTGGCGTGATAAAATGACGAAGACACATCCGGGTTGGGCAAACATAATGAAGAATAAGGTATTACCCAAAGCAGATTATGTAAATAACCGTACCATTACCGACAAGTATCGCTATTAATATGCCAGCAAAAAAGAAAGTTACTAGAGCACCTGGTTCAAGTATGACTGCCAAGCAAAAGAAAAGACGTAAACCAATCAATATTGATTGGATGATACCAATCGAACCCATCACTGATAATCAAAAGATCTTCTTTGATGAGTGGGATAAGGGTCAGATGATCTATGCTTATGGTGTAGCAGGTACAGGTAAGACATTCATTGCATTGTATAAAGCATTGCAAGATGTCCTCAGTGATACTAGTCCTTACGAGAGGATCTATATTGTACGTTCTCTTGTACCATCTAGAGAGATTGGTTTCTTACCTGGTGATGCTGATGATAAGTCATTCCTATACCAAGTACCATACAAGAAGATGGTACAGAACATGTTCCAGATGCCAGATGATAATGCATACGAAATGTTGTATGAGAATCTAAAGGCTCAGGATACTATTTCTTTTTGGTCTACAAGTTTTATAAGGGGTACTACATTCGACAATGCAATTATTATAATTGATGAATGTCAGAACTTGAATTTTCACGAACTTGATAGTATAATAACAAGAGTTGGACAAGATAGTAAGATCGTTTTCTGCGGAGACCAAGCCCAGACTGATTTGGTTAAGACCAATGAACGTACAGGCATCTTAGATTTTCAGAAGATCATCCAAGTAATGTCAGAGTTTTCTTTAGTAGAATTTACCATAGAAGACATCGTTCGATCAGGTCTTGTCAAATCATATCTTATTAGTAAAATTAATCTGGGCTTATGACCTTTGTACATCGTAATGATATAAAACCTATAGAGATGACTGCTAATATGGTTGAGGGTAAAAGACTTTACTCTACACCAGAAGGCAAGTTCTATCCGTCAGTAACCACTGTCATTGGTAACAATGCTAAGAAGCAAGCAGGTCTTGCTAAGTGGCGAGCACGTATCGGTAAGGAGAAGGCAGCACAGATTTCATCTCGTTCTGCTGCTCGTGGTACTAAGTATCATAGTATCACGGAAGATTACCTCAATAATAAATTAGAATTAGAACAGTACAAGGAATATCCCTTGCCTGTAGTGATGTTTCAGCATTCTAGGTCCACTTTGGACCGCATAAATAATATACTGATGCAGGAAGCAGCATTATATTCTAATCATCTTGAGGTAGCAGGACGGGTCGATTGTATTGCAGATTTTGATGGTAAATTATCCATCATCGACTTCAAGACTTCTGAGAAACCTAAGAAAGATTTATATCTATACGATTACTTCGTTCAAGAGACAGCATATGCTTGCTGTTTACAAGAACTTTATGGTATAACTGTAGAACAACTGGTCACTATTGTCGTTTGTGAAAACGGTGAGACACAAGTGAAAGTACTTCCTCCAAAAAAAGAGTATCTTCTTACACTCATTGATTACATCGACGAGTACCAACAACGACATGGATAAAAAACAATTACTTGAGGATAAATTTATGACCGCTGCGAAATTTTCGCAGGAAGTGGAGAAGATTGCATTACACAATCCAGACATGAACTATATTGATTCGGTTATCCACTACTGTGAGATGAATGAGATTGAACTAGATAACGTTGGCAAGTTGATTAGTAAACCTCTAAAAGAAAAACTTAAGTTTGAAGCACAAGAGTTAAACTTTATTAAAAAAACAAGTCGTGCAAAGTTAATGCTGGTATGAGTAGTAAATTTTTCCAATCCGAATTAGTTCGAGGAGACATACAGGAGATGGTAGAACTTCAACAGTTCTGCTTTAGATCTGCTATGAATTTTATTCTCTTGGATAATGATAGAAAAATAGAATACTTTGAAGCATTAGAAAGATTAATAGAGAAGCAACAGATATTTCATGCTCGTATGCAACTATCTGAAGACCCTGAAGCAAAGTCTGTAGTAGAATCTATGAAGCAAGGTATAGTAATGCTAGGTGCTACTCCTGACACACCTATCGAACACATGTTTGCTGAGTTAATAGAGAAAGTCAGGGTCATGAAACAAAAGTTAGAAGAGGGTTGACAAACCCCTAGAACCCGTGCTATAAATAGTATATCGGGTTCGCTACTCGATACGGGAGTGACTGAATAAACTTGCTGGCATAAGGCTAGTTAAGGTGATGAGACAGAGGTGGTGCTCGCTGTGCTTGCACAGAATCGACCTACCAGTCGGGTCTCATACAGGAAGGTAAAAATCTACTAATGTAGCAATGCCCCTTCCTTATTGGTATACATTAATCCAATCTCCCACTCCAAATCCAATTAATCTAACATAATCCTATGTCATTTGCACAGTTAAAGAAGAAGTCCAGAAACAATTTAGAATTTCTACAAAAAGAATTAGAGAAAACAGTTAGTAGTAAGAACGTTGATGATAGATTCTGGAAGCCAGAAGTAGATGCATCAGGTAACGGTTATGCTGTTATCAGATTCCTACCTGCTCCAGACGGAGAGACAGTTCCATGGGCGAAAGTTTATTCCCATGCATTTCAAGGACCAGGTGGATGGTACATTGAAAACTCTCTTACTACTATTGGTAAGGATGATCCAGTAGGTGAAGTTAACCGTCAGCATTGGAATGCTGGTGAAGAAGGTAAAGAGGTTGCACGTAGACAGAAGCGTAAGTTGTCTTACTACAGCAACATCCTTGTCGTAAAGGATCCTAAGCATCCTGAGTACGAAGGTAAGACATTCTTGTACAAGTATGGCAAGAAGATTCACGACAAGATCCTTGCAGCAATGCAACCTGAGTTCCAAGATGAGACACCAGTAAATGTGTTTGATCTTTGGGAAGGTGCAAACTTCAAGTTAAAGATCAAGAAAGTAGCAGGGTTCTGGAATTATGATAGCAGTGAGTTTGATTCTGTGTCTGCTCTTAGTTCAGATGATACTGAACTGGAAGCAATCTGGAAAAAAGAACACTCGTTAGAAGCATTCCTTGCTGATGATCAGTTCAAATCTTATGAAGATTTACAGAAGAGATTGAATCTTGTTCTGGGTACTGCTCAACGTGCTACTGTTCCAACAGTTGACAGCGAAGAGTACGAACCAGTTGCAGCACCAGCACCATCTTCTTTTAGAGAGAAGGTAAGTGCTACCATACCAGTGAAAGAAGAATCAATAGTTGAAGATGATGATGCACTCTCCTACTTCAGACAACTTGCAGAGGAGTAATGATCTCTGGAAAAACTACAGGTCAGCAGTCTTTGAGACTTTCCCTGACCTGAAGTTTGAGAAACAACATGCACACTGGACTAATGAAAAAGATGTCCATCTTACTGCTGACCTGTATTCAGGTCAGTATTTTATTAAGTCCAGACATGTTGACATCTGGGATGACAAATTAAATATCCATAACAATGTGATCTATCCTAAGACAGGGCATAACCTTCCTTGTTTTGGGATGGATCTTATGGGTTTCTTTGAGAAGAAAGTTATCATAGTATTTGATTTCCAGCACCCAGTAGAGAATTATGTACTGAATGTACCACCACTACCTAAAGCAGAAGGAACATATCGTTTCTTTGAACCAGGTAATCATTTCTCTGAGAATATATTTGTAAGGTACTGTGAGATGTCACAGGTTGACACTTACTTACCAACATTTAAATACTATCTGTCACTCTACAAAGAGATGATAGAGAAAGCAAAACCTACTGGAACTGATACTAGTCAATATAAAGATTTTGATAAGTATATGATAAGACTTGATCCTATCTCAGGATACCTATCCAATTCATTTGGAAAGGAAGAGTCTGAAAAACTAATCAA